TCTGCCTTCATTGGGTACATGAAGTCTGTCTCTTCACATAGATCCATTACAACACCCAGGGCTTGGCAATATTAGTTATATATTTTTCTAAAATCTTGTCTACTAAAATGTTTCCAGTTCCATCAAATAATCTTTTATCGTACGATACCTTAAACTGCTCTGTACTATAATCTTTTACATATCTCTTATAGTAGTCTAGTTTTCCACACTTAATATCATTAATTAACATCTTAGTTGCATCTTGAATATCATAAGGAACTACCTTATATCCAGTTTCTAATAAGAAAATATAATCCATTCCTTCTGGAAATCCAACCCCAGGAGAAACTGTTTGAACGTTTCCGCTGTCCTCTGTGTCAAACATAGAGATAGAGTCTGAATAAGCCAAAGGAATTCTTGCTGGCTTTCTTTCTGAACGATTAATGCTATCTGTGACCTGAAGCAAATCTTTTGTGATTGCAGTTTTATCTTTAGTGATCAAATAATTAAAATCACCTAACGCTGCTGGTGTTTCTGATGAGTCATAGACTAACTGTGCATTTTCATGTATTGTTAAAATCTTGTGTGTCTTATCCCAAAGTGGCATGTAGTCAGTTCCCTGGCCAACAACTTCTAAGTAAGTTCTTTTATAATAAAATCCATCTACGATTGAGTCAATGATTGTTCTTGCAAGATCTTCATACTCTGTATATTCTGCTATTTCTGTTGGTGTTTTACCAAGAGTCTTTGGGTCTACATAGGGTCTTACAATATCTAGGTTATCTTCTACTACAATATCTCCACGAGTATTCTCAACTCCAGATACCGTCAAACTTTCGTAAATTGTAACTGGGTAAGACTTATCATACTTTAGGTATTCTCCTGTGAGTTCATATGTTAATACAGAGTTTGCATCTGACTCAACGATAATCTCATCTTCTATTTGCTCTAGAAGATCCTCAATTACAAGAATATACTCTGTAGATTCTTCTGGCACTGTATAAGATACAGAAAGTGGATATGGGGGAGTTCTTAATATTCTCATTATTTACCGTAATAACTCGCTAATTCTTCAGGTGTCGCAAGACGTACCTGCTTACGTGTTAACCATTTTTCTGATGCATCTTTAGTAACTATATTATATCCTGGAGTCAATTGTCCAACATTAGCCCAGTGTAAATTCTTGGTTGAATGTATTGCAACCTTTTCGTGTACTTTTTTTGGCTCAACAACTTCTTTTTTAGGGTCTGGGATAAAACTACCAATGGTTTCTAGGATCTGTAATTTTGTTGTAGCACCATCTAGATTAATATTATTCTTTTTGGCATAGGACTTTAACTCAAAAACTGTTTTACCAACTAATTCTTCAATAGTCATTGTAGATCCTCCTATGTTATTATACCAGAATGTGAAGAAGGAGGGCAGTTGTTACACCGCCCTCCTCATTCAATTATTTATGAGTATTACTCAGAAACGCTATCTGCGTCGCCGTAAGCAACTGCATCTAGTTCTTCCCATTGAATACCAAAGCGGACGAATACTGTGTATTCAATTGTATCCTTCTTTGGCTTGTATTCACGGTTTACAGTAATATCACGCTGGAATCCCCATACACGGTTTGATGGGAATGTCAAGTCGACGAATCCATCTGGGTAGTAAGGAACTTCCATTACATCAATTCCTAGAACACGTGTTGTACGTGCTCCACCAATTGTCTGTGCGTTACCATCTAGGTATGACTGACGGTTTGCAGGTGTACCTGCTGGAATTGGAGAAAATGCTTCTGCAATTGCATCAGCAAGTGTACCGTTATGCTTAACAATACCCTGGAAAGCATCTGTACCAGCGTAGAACTTTAGGTTCGACTTAACTGCACGATACTTACGTGGCATTGCCAAGATGATCTCCTGCATTACGCTTGGAGTCCAAGCATTTTCTGAAACAGAAACTACTGCTTCGTGTGCATCGGTGTTTCCAACGATTGCACTGTTTCTTTCCTGCTTTACGAAACCATTCATAATTGACAGGAAGTCACCTGTTGATCCATCACCATTAATGGCTAGATCTTCAATATCGTTAGCAAATGCGTTAGTCATCAAGCGAACTAGATGATCTTCAAGACCTGCACCTTCAATATTGTCTTCAAGTGATTCTGTAGAAACTTCCCAATCAAGACGAATCTTCTTTGTAGTAAGTTCTACCTTTGTAAATGTTGCTCCAGCATTAGTGTAGTTTGGGCTACCCTGTGCTGCTGCACGAATAACACGCTCTCCAACGTTAACCTTTTCGATTTCCATTGTGTTTGCTCGCATTGTAACCTTACGGCCATCCTTGGCGAGTACAGTTCCATCCCACACGTAGTCGATGAAGCGACGAGCCTGTTCTGGTGCAAGAATACCACCTGCTACTCCAGTTGGATTTACAGCATTTGGTCCTGATGTGACACCAAAGTTTGCCGTTGCGGTGTTGCCAAGTTGTGACCCTACAGACGCTGCTGCTGAATCAAGACCTGTTGCACCACCTACACCACCTGATACGAGTGAACCCTGAGAGTTAATTTCTGCTCCTGAGCCACCTGAACCTGGATAGTTTTTGGCTATATCTTTATCTTGTTCTGACATTATTTCACCTCCTAGTGAATATGTTGTTAATTAAATAGGTCGGAATTTTTGAGGAAACGTCCGCCCCATAGGGATTTCTGAACCTTTTCAGGCTCAAACTGCACGATCTCGCCTAGATCGCCAGACTTGCGGAAAGCGGTATCTTGCTCTACGGCATCTACTCTCTTTCCAAACTCATTGAACTCGCCCTTGACATTGTTTACCTCTGCGGATACACCGTCAATGGACTTGCTAAGTGCTGCAACTTGCTCATGAAGAGACTTAATGGTTGTAGCGAGATCGCCAAAGGCATTAGTAAGAGAGTTCTTGATTTCAGCAACTGCATCAACAATTGCCTCATCTGACTTTGCTACAGCAAGTTCGGCTTCAACTTCTGTGACAACGCTCTCTTCTTCTACTACTGGAGCAGAAGGAACTGCACCACCATCGTCTGACTTTTCAACAGCAACTTCTGCTGGTGCTTCGTCAACGACTGCAGGAGTTTCTACTTCTGCTGGCTGTGCCTCTGGAGTAATTTCAACATTTTCAACTGCAGCATCTAATACTGCTTCTGTTGCTTCTGTCATTTTATTTACCTCCTTGGTAATCTTAATTGTACTAATGCCTTTAGCACTATCAACTAAGAACTTTATCATGTTTGCTTTTTCGTCATCATTCTTTTCAACAAAACCAATGTTTTCCATACCCTTACCGCTAATAGGGCTTTCTGCTGTTTCTGAGTCAGATACTAATACGATACCGTTTTCTGAATCGTAAAATACATTTTCAATAATTGTTTCTGCAGATGAACCTGTTATAACATTTTGTCCGTTTACTTTTTCAACAGAAATAATGCTTGCAAACTGGTTTGCTGGGCTGTCAACTAGTGACAACTCATAAAGGTCATAATCTTTAATAACACGGATTGCCTTGTCTAGATCTGCATTGTATGCATCATCCCAAGACTTTATATTGCCACCAATAGAAAAACCACTATATGTACCATCTAGGACTTTCTCCCAGGCATCTTGTGCTCCCTTTGAAACATAGGCAGACACATAAACTCCATTATAAAACTTTTTTGAGTTTGTATCAAAATAACGATCTTCTTTAAATGAAACCATCTTTCCTACTGCTGATGGTTGGTGCATTTCACGAAGGTTTCCCTTAAAATTCTTAAATGCTTTTACGCTTGCTTCTGCTGTAACAATGTCATCTTGTTTATCAATATTATCAAGAGATGCAAAGCCAGATACGATGCGTCTTTCGGCATCTACCTTTCCAATAGGCATTGACAGACGTAGATTCTCTTTGTCTGTGGTCCAGGAAGCCTTATTTATTAACATATCGTTATCCATTATACCAAATGTTTTAAGAGATTTCTCAATTACTGAGACGCTCTACCCTCTCCCTGTGGATTACGTCCAGAGATAGTACTTGGAGAGTCTGAGTTGTTGTTTGTTCTTTCAGTGTCTCTTTGTCTATTCCCTGCAATATTTGCCCTAGCATCTGTTGCCTCTCTTGGGCTCATGATAAACGGTTCGTCTCCATCTGATCTTTGTGGAAGATCTAATGCTTCACGAGCCTCGTTAGGCATCATAATCTGAGTCTTTACGAGTCTTTCAAGAATCTGAGACTGAGCAATTTCATCTGTAAGAGTTAGTTCATTAAACTTAAGTTCAAGAATATCTGTCTTTTCCTTAATAATTTTATTTACAACCTTTTCAAGATGATGCTGTGCTGGTCTGGCAACCTGCTCTTTAAATGTGCGATCTTGAGAGAGTGCTGCTGCCAAACCAGATTCTGATCCACCAAGTTTTGATATTGGAACTTGATGTGCAATTAGAATGTCATCACGGTTTTGTTTACGATACTCTTTAAATGATCCATCTTGAATACCGTTTTCAATAGGCTCCATCTTGAATTCAACCTTGTTCTGGTCTGTGTCTCCAGGAAGTGGAATATAAAGTGTTCTGTGAGACTGAGACTTAAGTCCTGTTTGCAAGAATCTAAACATTTTATCTTCTGCGTCTCCAGAAAGTTTTGCACCCTTTAGGGTAATGATATATCTTGGAACAGCCTTGTTCTCAAAGTAATCAATGTTATATCTTGCTGCAAGTTGATCTCCAATTAATGAAGGCATTGCAGACACAATGTCTGGAATTCCATAGTATGTATTGAGAGGAGAGTATGACTTTATGTGAATAATCTCATTTGGTCTAGAATCTGCTGTTACTGGGTTTTGATTATTTGCCCCGAAATTTCTAAAGTAAACAACTGCCTGACCAATGATCTGAAGAAAGCCATCATTAAGTCTACGAACACGAACTGTTGTTGCTGGAATGTGACCAATGTAGCCAATCTCACCTTTTACAGTTCTACCTACTTCAATAAAACCATTTCCTGTTGCTTCAACATCTGTGTAAACTTTTTCCATAACCTTTGTAAAACTGTCATCATCATTAAGATTTTCTAGCCAATCACGAAGTTCAATCTTTGCTCTTTCAATTCTTTTTCTTGCTCTTTCTGTTGCTTCTTGATCTTCAGACATTTCTAACCTTAAAGCAGTTCTGTCTGCAATGTCAAACCTGTATCCAAGTCCTACAATATTTTCTACCTTAGCATCAATAGCAGCGTGGTTAGCAAAAGATGTATCATAAAAATTTGCAAGTTCATACATGTTATATGGTGGTGTGATTACATCAAACAAACCGTATCCATTTCTATATACCGTTCCAGGATTAAGAGCCTTTGATCCAGCATCCACTCCCGATGGTGTTGCATTTGCAGAATCTAGATACGCTGCAGTTGGAGTAACAGCCTTGCTTACTTGTCTTGCTACACGGCGACGAAAGTTTTGGTCTAAGCCAGTGTACTCTTTAAGTTCTTCCCAATTTTTATTAAATGGGTCGTTTGCTTTAAATTCATTTTCTTGCTGTTCCTGAGTATTTAGGCTTGCTCTAATGTACTCAAAGTTATCATCATCAGTCATTTTCGTATGCATCCCTTCCATGTGCCCTTAATGTATTTTGTGCATCTGAAATAGCACCAAGGTCATTAAGGTTTGGAATTAATCCCTGTTTCATTCTATCTTTTTGTTCTGAGTATTCTTCTTCGGATACCCGTGTTAGTCCAGGAACAAAGTGTGCTGTTCCCTCTCCGTCATCACCGTTAAATATTGCAGCCTTTTTAAGTTCTGCAATCTTTGAGATGTCCCCCTTTTGAGAGGGTATGTTTAAAACTGAACCACTTCCATCAGTAAACCACTTACCATTTGACTTCTTATAAACATATAGACCCCAGTCATAGTGTTTATCAATGACCTTGCGACGTACATTATTTACAATTGGTTTACCAGTTTTGGGGTTTATTAAAGAATCCATAACCATAAGTATACCAGATTACACTGGTGAGCCAACAGATATTGACCATGTGGTGTCATTGTATATTTTCATCTTATCTGCATCAAAAATCATACCTGATTCATCATCAATAATAATCTTATTAGTACCCATATAGTTATTGTATACGTCCTGTGAGTTTACTCCGTATAGAGGAGAAGATGATATAGACATTACTCCATCCCAGGTGTAGTTGTTTAGCCAGTATGACCATCCATAGTCAATAGCGCCGTCTTGCCTTACCTGATTCCAAGACCTACTTACCTTTGACTGTAACTGCTGTAGATTATTGGCCTGATAGTATGAAATATTGTTGAATATTGCTGGACCCTTCAAATTTACAGAACCTAGGAATAGGTCAAAGTTTAAGGCTGTTGTAAAGTTAATTCCTAGAATAGACCATTCTTTAACCGTCAAGACTGGCTCACGAACAGGCTTTCCATTTATAAAGTATTTAATCTCATCAAAATTTGAGTTATCTTTCTTATTTTTTGCATAAACAACTCCTCTTTTTCCAAAACTATCATTTGCAACAACATAAAAAACTATTGTATTATTTTTATGTTCAACTTCAAACAGTGCTATTGGTGTTAGTGGAAAGGCTCTTTGCTCATACTTAATCCATGACTGAAATGCACTTACTCTGTAATTTTCTGCAACAGACTGATTTACTGGCATGGAAATACCACGATCTTCATTTAAGTCAAAGTCTCCACGAACTTGAATTCCAGATGTTCGGTTTGTGTATAAATATGGAGTGCTTGCCTTATAAATACTAAATGGATTTTTTGCTTTATAGTCATAATATAAGCCAGACCTCTTGTATGGGAAAAGGTTAGATCCAAACTTTGTTCCAATTGGATTAAATGAATTATCATTAAGAGCCTGGGAAGCAATTTCTAATTTCTTTAAAACTACTGGTTTTTTAATTATTCCACGAACAACAAAGTCAACACTGTAAACAACTGCAAGTTCATTAAAGTCTATATCTTTTCTTGGATAGACTAATGTATTATCAACAATCTCAAACTTTGTTTTTTGCCAAGATGGATAGTCTGATACATCAACTACAGAGTTTTCTTGTGGAGGGACGGATTCTGTAAAATAACTTGATGGAGCATTTGCTCCTTCGTCTACATACTGGAAAGTTAGATAACTTCTAATTGATGCATTCTCAGTATTATACTCATAATATGTTAAAGAGTTTTCTAGCATATTAGAATAGTTGTACCATCCAGTAAACAATACATTTTGTAGTTGTGTGTAGGTTCTTCTTATTGGAGTATCGTAGTTATTCATTAAATCTTGATAGGTTAGTTCTTGTCCTCTTGTTGATTCTAATAATGTATCTGGTGATGGGTATCCTAAGTTAAACTGTAAAAAGTCAAGATCATAAAAAGAATTTCCAGAATCACTTTGAACGTATTGTCCAAAATATGATAGTGGCAAATAATCCTCCCAGTGTCCAGAAATACCAATATCTAAAAATAGTTGATTATATGAAAATGTTGGTAGTAGTGTATAACTTGCCATGTAATCTAAAAGAGTTATTGCGCTTGGCTTTGTTGTTCCACCGTCATAGACAGAAGACCAAAACGTAGTATTGTATAATCCTCCATCAACTAAATCTGCCTCTTCATTATAAAGTCCTCCATTTATAATGCTAGACAATGTTGGATCATTATCATTAACTAGAAGTCCATAAGAATTAAAAAGACTAGATATTCCATTCAGGTTTGATTTTGTTGAAAATCCAACGGAATAGATATATCCATCAAAGGTGCTATCCCCTTGATCGTCTCCACCAACATAAAGACTTAGTGAATTCTGATTACCAAAAAATGTTGAAAGGTTTCCACCAGTTGAATTAATAAGAGACTCAATGTCAAATCCTGCAGCAAATGGTTCGTCTAGACTAATGCTTTGTGTTCGGTAAATTTCTTGTTCAGTTCCCCCATAATTAAAAGAATAAACAACCTCAAGACCATCAACTTTAACAATAAAGTAGTTTCCAGTGCTTGGGCTATAAACTTTAAATAATATCTTTTCTTCTTGGGCAGTTCCGCTTCCTTGATAACCTACTTCAAAAACTCCATAAAGAGATGCAACCTGATCATTTAAAACATTAAAATTTGTGAAGTATAAGTATGCTCCTTGGTTATCCCAAGTTGAATCAGGGTTAAGAGATATAAATCTAGCATCAGTACCTATGTTTCCGCTAGTAAGATTATTAAACAAAGAGTTTGAATCATCGTATAGGTCCTGCAATGTTTTTGTTCCAGTAAAGATTGTTGGAAGTGTGTAGTCTGGTGTCTTTAAATATTTTTCTGTTGTGGATAGGTTGTCAAAACTTCCTTGTTGCCATTGTGCAAAACTTGGATAATTATAGTTTGCTGTATAGTCTGCAAATGTATAGTCAATTACAGCAGAGGTTCCTCCATATGCAGAATCAATTGCCTCTGATGATCCAACTCCCTGACCATAAACCCATCGTCTTTTTGCAACTACGTCTGGAACACGATAAGAGTAAATAGCAAAACAATCAATCTCAACAGGGGTGACATCTTCATAAGAATAGAAGCCAACCCAGTCTTCGTCAATTCCATCTGCAAGGTTTATAGATGCAGTATTAAAATCTAAAGAAATAACTTGTTCTCCGTTTATCATAACCGTTGCATTATTATTAACTACCGCAATGTGTATTAGCATTGGTCTAAACCATTCAGATACAAAATGAGAACTAAAGTTATTGCCAATTAGTAGTGTTAAAAATCCATCTTCTACATATAGTCCATCACTGCTTCCAATTGGTCCAAAAATCTTTTTAGATGTAATAGATTCTGAATTTATTCTTGCCCAAAATTCAACAGTATAGTTATTGTATCTTCCTACTTCATGTAAAAATCCTTTTCCAGGGAAAATGACTGATGGTCTTCCACCGTTTGGTTCAAGTTTTGTAATTCCAGATGCACCAAAGACTAATGGAATTCCTGTATTCTTTGCAACAAGGGAATTGTTATTTACAAGATAGTATCCAGTATCTGATGATATTCCGTAGGCTGCTGCAGGAACAACTTTATTGTCAGTTGTTATATTAATATTTGCTGGGAAAGTTTGTGGAGTAATTCCCAAAGAAGCAACATGAAACTCTTCAGACCACTGACCAAGGGTTATTCCATTAAAATAAAACTCATAATCTGCTGAAGTAGATCCTCCATCAGTTGTAACAATTTTTATAACTAGTCTTAATGTTGTGGTCTCATCTGGTATCTCAAAGGTCTCTGAGATAAAACCCCACTTTTGAAACAAAGATGTTTCAAAGGTTTTTAGATTTTGAACTATTTGAGAAGTGGTTGTGTCTGTATATTCATATCCAATAGAGACTGATTCAACATATGGGCTATTTGAATAAAAATGCGTTCCAATACAAAATGTCTTAAGGTTTAAATTTAGATCTTTAAAATTTACAATATCTGGACTTATTAATATTGCTTCATTTGTTTGACCAGTTGGGACGGTACAACTAACCTTTGTATTATAACTATCTGGAAATGGTTCACCAGTTAATGCAGTACCCGCAGAAAGTGTACATCCAGTCTTATTCCAGAGTGTAAGTATATTTCTTTGAGCCTCTGAAATAAGGCTAACATAGTCAAGTTTATCGTCTAGTGCCCAGAGAACTAGTGGGTGTTCACTAAAAATCTTTTCTGCATATAAGTTTGATGGGCTGGACATTGTTCTCCTATACCCTTATTATAGCAGGATAGAGCCTAGTATAATTTAATCTCACAAGCATCAGTTGAGCAGTATTTTTCAGACTCAGCGTCTAGATTGTCTTTACCGTCATAGATTGCAGACCAATCAATCTTGCCAATTGTTCCAACATAAGAGTTATACTCTTCTTTTGAAATCTCTGTGTATGGTTGCTGAGGATAAGTCTTATTCCCCATTGGTAAAAATGATACTGCTTTTAGTTGACCCTCGTACATGTTTAGTGCTGGAGCCACAAACTGTTTTTCTGTTTCTTTGTCAAATGACAGAGTTACAGAAACACCATTGTCTGACCAGTACTTTTGAGCAGTTGCTGCAAGTCCAATCTTCTCAAACAAACTAACCTGCTTCTCAGCACGTTTGTGTCCAGATGCTACTGGGAAATATACTACGGATGTATTTGCTGATACAAGGTCGTCTTCAATTTTATATCCCGCTGCTTTAAATAAATGCATCATTGGATCGGTATTGCCAAAACGAATAGCACGAAGATAAAATTCTCCACCAGGTCCCCAGTGAACTCCAGGAGTTGCGCCCGATAAAAGAGAAACAGATCCTGAAGGCTTGACTGTAGTTACACGAACTGATTCACGAACACATAACCACTCAGAATACTTGTGGTCATAATGACGAATTTTTTGATACCCTTCATCCATCCACTCACGCAATGCTGGAAGCCCAGAATTATCTGCAAAAGAAGCAATGCCAGTAAGGGATGTTCCAATACGACGATTACGTTGCATAATTCCATTTGTCTGTTGCCAATGCGTTGGCATTAAGGTTACAGTCTTTCCATAAAGATATGCAAACTTCAATGTCTTGAGGAAGTCCTCCTTAGAGTCATGACGGTTTAAGTGCACCTCTACAAGTGTACAAAGTTCGTATGATTCTAATGGCTGCTCCGCACAAGGATTGAATCCCATAATACGGGAATCCTTATAGTCTGGTGCATCTTTTAATCTACCATATTCTCTAGCAACATCTAACCAGATAAAACCTGGCTCTCCATTGTCTGCAATTAAATCTACATAATCTTCATATTTTGTTCCAACAGTTGCTGAAATAGAATTATTTGACATCCAAGCCCATCCTGGTTTTTTTGGATCGTAAGAGTTACGGTCTGGAAATACTTCTGGATTTTTAAGATTAATAAAACCTTCATCTTCTGGTATTCCAAGTGCAAGAGTTGCAGAACGACGAACATTTCCTGATACTACACAAGTACCAATAAGATTAACAATATCAACAATAGCACGGCTATCTAATAGTTCTCCAGCCCTAGAGCCAATTACATTACGAATACGTGTATGGAGATCAATAAGTGGTACTGGACCGCTTGCTACCCCTCCAAAGCCCTTAATGGGGGCTCCTAGAGGACGGATAAGGTCATAGGTAAACTCCTGAATAGGTTGATTTTGGCGAAGAAATGAGTTAATTAAAAGACGAACAGATTCAACCCAGCCTTCACGAGTATCTGGGATTTCATAAATAGATGCTGGTTCGGTAGGGGCATAAATAGGCATTTGCTTGTCTTGTCCAAGGGTATCAAACCCAACTCCAATACCCAGCATTAATGCATCCATTACCCAAGCAAATAAAGCACCAGGATCATTGCGATCAATGTCTCTTGTTGAAACCATTGCACAGTTTTGAAGGGAAGCAGAGTTGCGCTTTTCCATAGTCATGGGAGTTCCAAATGCCCATAGCCCACGACCTGGCGGTGTCCACTTTAGTTCAAACATTCTTTGGAATGCTTCTTGTGCAGACTTCTGTGCTTTGTTATCATTCCATGGTAAACGATTATCCTTAGCATGATTCTTTTGTACTGAATACATACCCTCAATTACACGACGACAAACCTCATGCCAGCGTTCTTTTGTTCCGTCTTCTTTCATACGAGAATATGTACGAATAAATGTAATTTCTCCTAAAGAGTTAGACCCAGCATCTGAGAATCCAAATGGTGCTGAAACATTATTATATTTATTTACAAAATCTTCTGATAGACGAAACGAAAAAACTTCTGACATTTATTTACCTTTCTAAGCAAATCTAGATGAGTACTTTGAGTTTTCCAAAGTGGTCTTAAGTATATCATAGTTATTTTAATGAATGTAAGCGTAAAACAAAAGGCTATACCTAATGTTAAGGTATAGCACTTTAAGTTTATAAAAGTAGGTCTATTATTTATTCAGTAGAGGGATTGTCTTCATAAACCTTTTAGAAACAAATTCTAGTTAATCTTAACCCATTCTTTTTGTGGCTCCACCCATGTGTAATTATCTCCATCTAGCGGATATGGTTTTGGAGGAATCCACTGCTCTGTAACTTCATCATATCCCCATGAGGGGTATAGTTTTTTCAACCACTGTTGATCTTTTTCTACCCAAGTATAATATATTCCGTCTTCGTGAGTATGATTATAAATATTTTCTGGATAAGGTACAGGAGGAATATAACCAGAGCCGTCTTCAGCTAAAATCCATGTTGGGTATGGCTTAACAGGAGATAAAGACCCATCTTCTTCATTATAAATAAACCCAACCTTAACATTTTTTTGATTATCTTTTAGTTGAATGATTATTGGATCACTAATTAATGCGTAATATGTGGTTTCATCAAGAATATCCATAACAGCAACTACTTTACCGTCAATAACAATAGCTATGGAGTTTGTGCTTTGAATCTCTATATCAGTTTTCATTTAATTGCTCCTCTGT